CTCGTCCTCTGGCTTAACTTTAGACGCTTCAATCGACTCTAGGTAACTTTCAAGCACCCCTTCGGCTTGCTCTTTATTTAATCCGTTTTTCTTAAAAACGTCTGCAAGGTACGGCAAATCCAAGGTCTCACTTAACCCTTTGTACTTTTCCAATTGCCCGCCCTCTTCAAAATTAAAATCGTAATTATCTGGTACTTTATACTTATCTTCGACGTCTTTAATGTTCTTCCGCAACTCCCCAATGTATTTACTTTGTTCGCTATACGCCGCCGCTAAATCGCCAGCAGTTTTATATTTACCGCCCAGCAAGTCCACAGTTTCAGTTTCAGCATTAACAACTTCTTCCGGTGCTTCTGTTGCAACACTTTCTGCTTGCACGTTTTCGGTTTCTACACTTTCTGTTGGGGTTTCAAGTAATGACATTAATTAGCCTCCTTAGCTTTATTTTTTACCTGCTCTAAAAGTCGTTTAAGTTGTCGTACTACACTGTTCTGTCCTTCTCGTTGTGCTGCTGCCATTAAAGTATTCCCGCTATCGGGGTGCACCATTTGTATTACCGGCTTCCCGATCGTGTTATTTTCCAATATTTGTAATGCTTGTTGCCCGTCTGGGGTTCGAAATAGCCGAAGTAATACTGCCTTTTCTTCGTCGCTAAACGGAATCTGTATCATTACCCAACCTCCGGTGCCGCTTGTGGCGTTTGTTGGCTTAATTGCTCTTGCGCCATGGCCATAATATTTTGCTGAATTTGAGCCGATTGCTCCTCGGTCGGTACTATGCCCTCCGGTAGGCTCAAATGCGTGGCAATTTTACGTGCGTATTCTGCGGTATTTAAAACCGTTTCTAACATTTCTGGGCCTTTAATCTCCATCATATGCCTTGAATAGCGCATAAGGCTCAAGATTTCTTCCTCTTCTTGCAACGTGGCCAACGGGGACAAACTCTGAACGTCAATCTCAAGCCCATTTACCCGAAACATATTTAACTCTATCATCGGGTTGCCCTCTGGGTCGATCACCTTCTCTAAGCATTTTAACGACACGTCAACCGTTTTTGCCACAAGCTCCCGAAACAGCCGCCCAAACGAAGAGCCTGATCGATTAGCGTATTCCTGCTGGCGAATCGTTTGCTCGGTAGCAGTTTTTACTGGGGCGTCAATCGGGCCTAGCGGGTCGGTAAATAGCATCTCGTTAATGTTTTTCCGCAAGTCCTCGACAATAATTCGTTGTAAATTAGAATACGGCGGTGGATTTAAGTATTGTATTTTGGGGCCGGCCATATCCCAATACACTGGTATTGCGATTGCCGGTTCCAGTTTCATGTTCTCTAAACTCATAACGCCATCGTCACCAACAAGCAACGGCGGCTGCCCGGTCATTGCTGCTGCTTTTAAGTCAAATTCTATCGACTTGTTAAGCGTTTTAATATCGGGTAGTGCATACAAAAGCGGCCCCCGGCCATACCACTCGCCAGCAACCACCGACCATCGGAACACCACCCACGGTAAAAACTCCTCGTCGCGCTCCACAAGTAAATGATCGCCTTTGGTTGCCAAAATACAATACTTAAACCCCATAACCTTTTCGGTTTTTTGCACTCCTCCGACCATATAAGTTGCCGTAACTTCCGCCGGATACATCCCCTCGATCAGTTCGCACTCGTCCATTGGTTTTTGTGCATAAGCCTCTTGCATTTCTTTTGGAATTTTTGCATCGGGCCACGTGTCCATAATGTTTCGGTATTGTACTTTCATTTTTCGAAACACCGTATCCACAGTGTTATCGGCCCCTGTTGCTATGTATAGCTTAGCAATCGGTACCGCTTCTACCAGTAATGGTTGCCTATTTGTGCCGGGGCGTATTAGTAACGCGCCGGTCCCAGCCGCTACGTCATATAACGCTTCGGATACTGCTTGGTCAAACGCCGACGCATGAAGACAATCAAACAACCGATTCTCCATAATTTCTAATTCTTTAAGCACTTTGGGGTCGTCTTGCCCGTCTTCATTTTTCAAAAACATCCCCGCTTTTAACCGAGCCCACTTTTTCATCGGCGGCACCAACACGTTCTGTATATTCGACACAAATTTTTGAGTCCCGTTTACTGCGGTTGAATCAAAAACAACTTGAGCGTTATCCCGTTTAGCACCATTAACCGCTTCGCTAAATAAATTTCGTTGCGGCATACAATACTCATACACTTCTTCATACGTTGAATCCCATTGCTGCTTGCGAGATTCTAGTGTTTTGAACGTCGCTAAAAACTTTTCCTTTACGTTCATACAACGCCTCGCTCAGACGTGGACAACAGCGACCGTCGCCCTAAAGTTCCCCGCCGCAACGCCAATAAAGCGGTAGTATTTTCAAGCGCAATTTTTTCTCGTTGCGCTCGACTTTCTTCTTCTTGCTGTCTCAACTGTTCTTGTTGCATTTCTAATTGCTGACGCTGTACTGAGTCGTCGTATTTTGGTCCGCCGCCACCCATAATTTACCTCCATTTATCACTAACCATCTGTACAATTCGTAAGGGGTAATCGCATAATTAGTTATTCCTAACGCCATTTTCACTATACTAACACACCCCGGTATAATATTTCCAATATGAAACCCCGACTTACAGTCTTTTTCGGTCGTTTCATATTCGACAACTAAATACTTTGGGCGGCTAAAATAAAAATCTAAAACCTCTTCGGCCGTTTGATTTTCGTATAGTTTAGTGTTTATATTAAACCCTGTATAATCAATTGCCACCGTGTGCGGACTGATCGTCCGTAACGCAAATACGTGTTGAATGTTATGGTCTAAAACCTTTTTTAAAATTCGCATGGTCGGGTGTTTAGTAGGACTAATCCGCCGAAACACCACATACCATTTAATTTTTTTCATTTCCATAGTATACTAAAAGATTTTAAACTTGGGAAGGACTGTAGGCTTTTGCATTTTCTCGTTTCGACCTAGCATCGTTTTATGCTCGCCACCGCCTAATAACGCATACTGCAACGCATCGTGCGGGTGGCTAAACCGGTTTTTTTCTGGCTCTAATTTATACTTTGCCTCGCCCCCAACGTTCAACCGCTTATAGTGATACCCACCGTTAAACCCTCGTCGCACCATTGGGGCTTTTTGCCGACTTACCACAATACCCGGCAGGCCATTGCTTGAGCGCAACAGTGGCGACAATACCGCTTCCCTTCGGACTTCAAACTTATTCGATGGTGCTGGACGCACAAACAACTGTTCTTTTTTAAACAGATCAAACGCAGTAACCCCTTGTTGGTCCCTAAAGCCGCCAGACGGGTCACCCCATAACTCAATATTCGCTTGCTTGTATTCCTTGGTTAGATATTTATTAAGATTTCTAGCAAAGTCTTGGAGCGGCCACGTCTCACCATCGGGCGTTAAAAACTCGTCCACTACTCGCCAGCGACCAAATGGGTCTTTCTGAGCAATAACCGCCGACGGGGTAAGCCCAAAGTCCACCCCAACAATCACCGGCAATAGCGAATCATACTTAACATCCGCACTTGAATGCGTGGCGTCCACATAATTATCTCCATATACCGGTTTGCCTTCTTGGATAAACCCATACTTCCCATGCACATACACATCAATCCACTCTTGTGGCTTACCCGCCATCATGTTGTTATAATAACTAGGCGGCAAATTCTCCACATTCTCTGCGCTTTCACTAAGCCCAGACGGTTGATCGAAAAACACCCAGCCGTCCGGGTGCTTAATCTCAGCCATATCGTACCACCAGCTAGAATCATCGGGCGGGTTAGTATCCGCTATAACGCCAAACCGTGTCGGCCATTGCCCCTCAAACCCGTCGGGCTTCTCACGGTGCGACGGATACCGACCCACCCGACCTGTAGCGGCATCTAAAATCTCTTTTAAAATATACCGAGCTTCATTAAACCAAATCATTGTAGCCTCTAACGACAATAATTTTTTAACGTCTTCGGGGCGGTCTAGTGCCAAAAAGATAACTTCCGATTCAATATCGTCAATCTTAATATGATGCGAGATCGGCGGCTTTCGGTTTACTTTCCCAAACACTTCCTCCGGGAACCAATCCAGCCAAGTCTTTAACGTCGTCGTCTCAAGCTCCGGTGCGGTATTTCTCACCACGATATGCCGAGTCCGACGAATCCCATCTCTTGACTTCGCTTGGCTCTTCATCACGACAAACAACTCAAAACACATCCCCACAGACTTCCCAGAGCCAATCGGCCCTTTCACCCCTCGGAAAAAAGCGTCCGAGTTATGAAACTTCGAAAGCGTTGGAGAAGCCTTATAATTTAATTCAAACTTCATTTCTACCCAGCGTAAAACTCATTTGGGTAAGACCACTCCTCCCATTTCTCTTTTATTGTTTCTGGCGGAAAATCTTTAGGGCTTCTTAGGAGCGTATCCCTTACGTAAAACTCTTTGAATTTAGCAAACGGGGATATTGTGCCATTGGCCTCCCTTGGGTAAATGCGATACACTGTAGCGTCCCCCACCGCACGTACGACTAAAAAGTCATCACTAGCCGATACCACTTTGTCCCGCAAATGGTCGGGTATTCGACTGTCGAATAACCACTTCTCCCGCGCAACCAGTTCAAGTATATTTTTGTCCTTCAGCCACCACTGAAATAATTTACTCTTTATTCGCATCTTCTGTTTTTTTAGCCCGTGTGCGCTTGGGCGCGGCAACCTTCGCCTGATACGCTTCCTTATCGTGCGGGTTCAAATTCTTCCACGCCATAATATTCGCCACCGGATTCGGCTCGCCACAAACATCACACTCCCTCAAAACCAAATGCGGATTAACAAAACCCTCATCCAACACGCCGCCATTCGCTTTCGCACAACCAATACAAATAACCTGAATCTTAGACATCTATAATCTCTCCTTGCTCTTTACCAACCGAACCTAAATCAATATTAATATTTATCTGCGTTTTACCTCCCGCATCTTCCACACCACCGTGGCCAGTAAACTTCATCTTATTACTCACCATACTCGCCAACGCTCCCGACACCCTCGAATCCCCCTCCTCAAACCGCTCCTTCAACGACTGCAATACCTCCTCAAACTGCCCCGCCGCAATCTTAGCATCCAACATCACAGCCTTCACATACGTCTTATGAATACTAACCACAACCTCCTCAATATGCGGTTTCTTCATCCACGTCGCCGCCACTCGCTTATCAACCCCAGCCGCTTTCGCCGCCTTGTCCGGGTCCAACGTCTTCTTATACTCCTCTAAAAAAGCAACCTGAGCCATCGTATACGCATAATGCTCCGGTATTTGTACCGGCATACTCTTATCCGCAACCAATTCCACCGGTGGATTGTCCTTATCCGCCTCCTTAAATTTCTTTTTTACACGAGCCATAACGTCCTTATCTATCTTTTTACTACTCTCTTTCATGCTTTAGCTATGGCAGCAGTAAGTGTTGTAGTTCCAAATCTTGTGAGAGTGAGAAGAGTGTCAGAGAAAAAAATGAAAAAAGTTTTTGTTCTCACCACTACCATAACCAAACCCACTGTACCATACACTTTAAACTCCGTCAAGCCTCTAGCTTCGTTAAACTCTTACTGATGCGTTTTAAACTTTACCCTTTTTCGTAAAGCTCAAAAAATTCAGAGGCGGTTTAGATAACGCTATGGCGACAAGTCATTTGGCGGGTACCCCCTCGAATATATGACCCCCCCGGGGGTGTTTGCCACATCGTACGATATTCGTTTTCGTTGTAAACTAAAGCAATTATTAACCTATGTCGCATAATATTTATTATGTAAAGTTTTGCAAAAAAGCCTGTAATGACAAGTAATGCCAGTAATTCCAGTGTCCCATGCACTCTCTATGACCAACAGCTTCCGAAGCGCAAGGGGTAGACGTCTTCCAGCCACTTTAAACCACCTAAACAGCTATCAGAGCGATAATTCTGTATCATTTTGAGCATTTAACACGTTGGCATAACAAAACATACGCTAATAGTATATAATGTTGATTATATGGCTGAATATCGCTATCTCATCCGCATCAGCTACAAGAACCGCGACAGCTTCCAGACTTGGAAGCCAGCGAGGACAGCAGCCCAAGCAATGATTAAGGCCTTGGAAGCCTACAAACATCGTATCAGCCATATCACTAGCTGTTGCGTCATCGGCCAACCGATACCAGTGTGTAAGCGCCGTAGAAAACAACAACAAGCCGAACAGCTTCCAGATCGGGCAGATCGGTACAAAGCTAAAGAGCGTCCGAAGCCGCCAAGTGTATTCGACATTTAGCCAAAAATTCTCCCCCCCTATACAAATACCTACTACAATATATATTTACCTATATTATATATATATATATTCTACTAACTAAATACGTTATGGTGATTTTTTGAAAATTTATTTTTATTTTTATTTTAGTGTATTTTACAACGATTATTGAAAAAAAACAAAAATTTATAAAAAACAGTGTATTACAGGTTTATGTGTAAATGAATATATACAAAATAAAATGATGTATTTTAGCCTATTTTTGTAATACAACCTTAAGCGTAAATTTGTAATACCGTATTACAAGATTACACGTAGTTTTGTAATACGTATATCAGCCGCTAGGCGTGGTTTTGTAATACACAAAATAGGCTAAAATACATCATTTTATTTTTTGCGATTTTTGTATTACGACGCTAGGCGCGATTTCATACATCAAGATTTTTCGATTTGACGACACTGGTCACGGTTGATACTATTGGTTTTGTTGTAGTTTTATTGTAGTTTTATAGTTTAAAATGGAGTAAATGAGAATGGATAAATATAGTGAGTATTGCAAAAAGCTGAATGATGAGTGTGACTGGATGGCCAGAAACTTTTTAAACGTGACTCATACTGATATGTCTATAAAATGGATTGATCACGATTATTATTTTAAAGGCGATAAAAGACAAAGGGATATATATTATATAAAGATAACAAGAAAAATGACAAAAGGGGAACAGTCATATAGCTTCGAATTTGGACAATCGCTTGCCAGTAGTTCCATTTATCCACTTGAAAGAAAAAAACCTACAGAATATGACATATTGGCTTGCTTAACGGCAACTGATCCAGGCCGTCATGAGGAGTTTTGTTGGAATTACGGATATGATGAGGACTCTATTCATGGCCTTGAGCTTTATGAACGTGTCTATGATGAATTCAAAAACTTGAGTAGGCTGTATAGTAGTGAAGAGTTGGCAATGCTAGATGAGATCCGGTAAAAATGCTAAAAATATCTAAAATCAATGGCCGAGGAATTATTGGAAAAATTGGAGGCCCTGTAATGGATAATTGTGCGCGCCTTGCACGATACATTGATCAAGGCGATGATAATGCGTTTGGTGAGTTAGTAAGCGCGTTCACGGGTTGCAATGACGCTGAATGGTACGTTGACAATGTTGCGAACATAGCCTACATATTGTCCGAAACGCTTGAGTATGCTGGAGCGCGGTTGTGTATCAGGGGTTCTGGTAGGGAAATATGCATTGATACGTACAACAAAAGCGTTAGCCCGGGCAAGGGTAGTGACCTAGTGTCTTTCGATTATACGCTAGACGGGCTTGGTATCGATGATTATTGTCGTGAACGCTATGAGGAAACAAGATAATGATAGTAGACATTACCGCAAACGGGTATATCTCTATTTTTGAGTATGAGGATAGATCAGATCAATTATTCAAAAGATTATACATTGATTACACGTTAACGGAAGCAAAAAAGTTATTTAAACAAGAATTCAAACAATTTAAAAAGGAATCCAAACAATGCTAAAAATATCTAAAATCAACGGCCGTGTATGGCTTAAAGTGTTTAATGAGACTGGCTTATTGTATAGCGACGGCGATTTTCAGTCAATTGGTGAAGCTATGGTTGTCGCGGCTTATTATTTAAATTAATTAATTAAAATAGGAGAAAAAACAAAATGAACATACAGACACGCGCTTATAACTTAAAGAATTTAAATTCCAGATTTAAATTCACCAAGAAAGACGTTGGCCAGACGCTTGAAGACCTTTACAACGCTACCGAGGATCCGGACTTACGCGACAAGCTGGCCTTGCTTTATTCAACAATGACACCAAAGACGCCCGTGAAAAACAACCCGTTGGCTTGGGTTGCAATTGCTACGGATCCAAAATGCGATCGCAATATGTTTGACAAAATGCTTGTTACTAGGGGCTACGCTATCGGTTGCGACGGCTATCGAATACATGCCTATAAATTGCCGGCCAGCCAAGCGGCTGATCTTGAGGGCCAGTGTATCGACGCTAACGGCAACATTTTAGATATCAAAAACAATATACCGGTTGATCACATGTTAAAAATGCTTATTGAAGATGAGTACCCGCTAACGGATACGTTTGATCTATCAAAATGTACCGTAGTGGCTGGGGGGTTACTAACTAAAACTTCCGTTGAAGACAATCAATTTTTTGATCTGGAATTGTTCGGCCAGAAGTGCCGGTTTAACAAAAAAATGATTGAACAAGCCTTTAATGGCCGGCAAGCTGTCAAGGTATGCACAACAAATGAATTTAACGGCCAGCAAGCAGTAAGGTTTATGTTAAGCGATACCGAGACAGCCGTTGTTATGCCGGTACGCATTCGGTAAATAGGGAGTCAACAAAAATGATAAACGAAAAAAGCACAAAGGATGAAGTTTTAGAAGCGGTGAAGCATAAGGGGTATGCGTTGGAGCATGCGAGTGAGGAATTGAAGGGTGATCGTGATGTTGTCATAGAAGCAGTGAAACAGGCTGGTTGGGCGTTGCGGTATGCGAGTGAGGAATTGAAGGGTGATCGTGATATAGTCATGGCAGCGGTGAAACAGGCTGGGCGTGCGTTGTGGTATGCGAGTGATGAATTGAAGGGTGATCGAGATGTGGTGTTGGCAGCGGTGAAGCGTAACGGCCTTTGGTTGCAGTATGCCAGCGAGGAATTGAAGGGTGATCGAGATGTGGTGTTGGCAGCGGTGAATGAAAATCCATATGCTTTTAATTATGCTAGTGATGAATTACAGGCCGATCCTGAGATAGTTGCCGCGGCTTATTATTTAAATTAATTAAAAAGGATAAAACAAAATGATAAATGAAAATAGCACAAAAAGTGAAGTATTGGCAGTAGTAAAGCAAAAGGGGTATGTGTTGTGTTATGCAAGTGAGGAATTGCGGAATAATCGGGATGTAGTGCTGGAAGCAATAAAGCAGTATGGGTATGCGTTGTACTATGCGTCTGAGAAATTGCGGGCTGATCGTGAATTTGTACTGGAAGCAGTAAAGCAGAATGGCTTGGCGTTGTATTACGCTAGTGATGTATTGAAAGCTGATCGGGATGTTGTTATGGAAGCAATAAAACAGGACGGGCGGGCATTGTATTATGCTAGTGATGTATTGCGGGCTGATCGTGAGATAGTGCGGGAAGCAATTAAACAAGATGAGTATGCGTTGATGTATGCAAGTGATGAGTTAAGAAAGGAATTAAGCAAATGATAAAGAAAAAAAGCGCTACACAAAAAGCAATTGAAAATTCAAACGTATCCAAGGCCGCGCAAGCGGCCCTAGAGGATTTGTTTGCCGAGGCCTTTAGTCACTGCTGGGATTTTGAAACGGATATTCAGGGTACTGAGTTAACTATAAAAGACTTGGTGGATAAATTCGACGGCCATGAGTTTCATTGCCTCCAACACCTATACGCAATCTATTATGGCTTGCGCATTGGCGCGTCACTCACCCCAGCTGAACGGCGCAAACGGTATTTTGAAAATGAGATTTTAAAAACTGAAAAATTTAAAAACTATGAGTATTTAGCCGTTGAGTTTAACAAGGTACGAACAAGCAAGGGAATGGGCAAACCGTGTGACGTGTATTTTGTGGAATTGAGGCAACATGGCCGGTTTATCAATTCATGGGTGGTTAAGGATTACCCACAAGACCGAGACCCGTACCACAGATACGCAAAACCATGACGAATAAACAGATCACCATACGCATACCGAAACTCAAAAGCCCTGGAGCATCCAGGGCCAAAGTAGTACCCAATGCGTTAGAGATACACACAACTCGGGCAGCTTATTTATTTATTGGGCTTGATCTAGTAGCGGTACAGATACACAAGGGCCCGGCAGTGTTACCGTTCAAATGGTGTACAGGTGTACGGTCTGTTGACTTGGTGTGCGATTTTTTAGTACAGTACGGCCACAATGTTTCTGAGGGAAAGGCACAGATTGACAAGTCCATTGAATCTGGTACTATTTTAGTGAAAAATGCAAGGCCAGGTGGGCGTTTAACCGTTGAGATCAAGGGCGACATGGCAAAAAGTAATAACACGGAGGTAAAACAATGATTTCAGGAATCTTCACGAAAAAACAAGCGAAAATCGAATCGCAAACTCAAACGCAAACAATGCCAATGCTTGCGATTGAATGCCATCACTTAGACAGCATACACGGCCCGTACATAGTCAGTCCCTTGGATTTGGCTGTGCATGGTGTAGATATGGCCCCACCAAAGGTCTCTATTGAGGTTAAGCGGGTTAAAGCGACCAGAGACCAATCGACACAAACCGATTTCGATCAGGCCACAACACAGTCTATCGGTGTCCAAACGGATTTTACGAGTTTTACAAGACCAACACATTACAATTACCCGGACAGTCTTTTTGACCAGTTTTTAATTTTAGACGCAAGCGAAAGCTTGCCATCTAATGTAAGCGAGCAGCAGGCCAAAGAATTCAATCAAGAGATTCTTGGCCGGTATGGCTACTTATTTCCCCGAAAATTTATTGCGCGATATTTTTCCTATCATTTTCAAAAAGCAAGACTATAAGGAGACAAAACAATGAACAAACAACACATGGTTACATTTAGAACGGAAGAAACAATAGCACGACTATTTAAGGCGTATTGTAAGGACAAAGGCGTGACGGTCACATGGGCGTTGTCAACTTTCATGGCTATGGTAGTGGCCCAAGTTTATGAAGCTGACACAGAGATTGACACGATTCTGTCAAAAAAAATAGCAAGTGCGACTTGCTATCAGCAGGAATTCATGATAATTATTAGAGATTTAATGGGCGATATGATAATGAAATTGGAGCAAAACAATGGGAGCAAATAATATAAAGCCGGGAATTGGTAAATACACAAGCATGAGAGAGCAGTACAAACGGGAAGCGCAAGAGAAACCGAAGCCAAAGCCACGGTATAATCCGCCCAAATTCCCGTTTACGTATGATAAAAACGCAAGGGTGAGCTTTCTAGATTCCATTCCAGAAATTCAATACAAAGAAGTTGCTGCCCCACACCCGCTTGAAATTCCGTTACCGACAAAGTTGATAAGTGAGAGGCGGTTATTATGGCTTTTAGGCGTACCGGTTCATGATAAACAGTCTTAATGTCCCCACACCACCGGCTTCCCCTAAGGTGTCACCGCCACCAACGCCACGATCACAAGCGTCATCAAGCACAATATCGGTCGTGCCTCAGCGCATCCCAGATGTTCCGGTATATGTAAACAATCGGCTTGTTTACGTCCCCGAGCATTTAAGACGAGATGTTTGTAGGGCCATTAAAGAAATTAAAGTTGACTACATCAAAATCTTGCGTTTAAAAAAAGAATTAATCTTAAACCAAAATATTTTGATCGAACTGCTTAATCATGCCAAATATCGCTGGCATGCATGGCTTGACAGAACCCCATGCGAGATTAGCGCGTCCGAACGAATTGAAAGTCTGTTTATTAACAACGAAAATCTTTTGCCGGAAGAAAGCGACTGGGTTTGGCAAATCATACACGATTATAAAGGCATTGTTGAGAGAACGGTGTCGCAAAGCAATTCAAACCCTATCCCGCCGATATGGATGGTTTCTAGCGTGTCGAGTAGTGGTAGCCGGTGTTGTGATATAATGTAAATTATAATGTTTAATTCCCTATCGTCGTTTATGCGAGAACACAATGCGTATTGGCTGCGGTACCAATCAAATGCGACTGCGGACAACAACCCCGGACGCGTTGAAGCTAATAATGTTATGAACATAAGAGCTCAGGAAGAGCAGGAAAAACTATACACTAAAAAAAACAAGCCTGCAAAACCTTTATTATTTGACTATTATAAAACGCTTTACAAGAAAGACTAAGTCGTTTATAGTTAAATTACTTTATCAATATAAAATCAGGAGAACAGCCAATGACCCGATTAAAGCCGAGTGCGGCATTACTAAAAACCGCTAAAACTTTTTATGACAATTGACTTATAACCATGCCGCTGAAGGGCAAGGTACCCATGGTTAAAAATTGGACGCAGTTAGAGCTTCCAGAGGCCTTTGACGCCGACTATTACACAACGAGCTCAGCAGGTTGGGTGATTCGTGAGCCTTATATCGTTATAGACGTGGACGTGCGCCCAGAGATTAATGGAATGGTTGGCCTACAACGGTTAGCTGACGATCTTGGGTTTGATTTTTTAACAAACGCTGGCGTCATGGTGCGGACGCCTACTGGTGGCTTACATTTGTACTACAAAATCTTCCAGAGCGGCGTGAGCTACAAAAAAAACTTGGCAGCTTACGAAGGGTTGGACTTTCTAAGAGACGGCCACCAAGTATTGATACCCAACAGCGAAACAGACTCCGGCACGTACAGACTAGACGGACGTGCGCCAAATAAATTCTCAAATATTGTCGAGATACCGGAGGGGCTACACCTTTTATTAGAGCAAAAAGAGGCCGAGTCGTGTGGTGGCACTGGCTATTTTACTGACAATAAAATGGATAAGTTGCTATTGACAGGCTACGTTAAACAGTTGGGTGTGATTGGTGAGGGCGAGCGCAACAATGCGTTGTATAAAATGGCGTGTCGGGGCTACGATCTAGGGTTGTCGCCCGAAGTGGTACTCGGTATTGTAGCGGATTCGGATTGTTTTGTGCCGCCATTGTCGACTAGAGAGATGGCTACAACGCTTGTGAGCGCATTGAGCACTCGGCAAAATAAGATCGGCTCCCATGCTGTTGAGGAAGCACTGAAAGCCCTAGGCCCTATAGATTCTGGCTGTTCTCCCGGCCAAGGGCTTAATGACGTGCTTCCCCAAGAGCAAGCGGACGCTCAGTTTGCTGAGGTATGCCCGTGGCATGATAAGCTACACAAAACCAAACATGGCACCGTGAGTTCTCAGAATTTTTGTGTCCGAAATTGCGCCATATTTTTAAAAAACATGAAAGAGTTTAAGGGCAAGTTGGGCTACAATGAGTGGAGCCGTGAGACTGTGTGGTTGGCCCCATGTAGTTGGCACGCATTTGATAAAGCGGATTGTATGCCCAATGGCATTGCGGTGACGGACGACGATTTGTTGTCGATCAAAACGTTGTTTAATGACATGGAGTTTGACCCGTTGGTTAACCAGATATACCAAGCGGCTCGGACTGTTGGCTTTGAACAGAGTTTTCACCCAGTTAAAAAATGGTTTAGTGAGTTGCCTGAGTGGGATGGTGTCGAGCGGGTACGCAGTTTGTTCCCAAAATATTGCAATGCCGAAGACACAGCGTTTAACCGTGAGGTTGGCGAGGTATTGATGTGTGCGATTGTGAAACGGATTTATGAGCCGGGCTGCAAGTATGATCACATGGTGGTGTTGGTGGGCCCAGAGGAGCAAGGCAAGTCCACAGCAATTAAGGCCTTGTCGGTGTTTAATAGTTGGTTCACGGATTCGTTGGGCGACATTAACAAGACCGGCGACGCCATCCAGCAGATTAAAGGTAAGCTGATCGTGGAGGACTCAGAGCTTAATGCCTTTATGAGCCGGTCCAATACGGTGGCGAGTGTTAAGGCGTTTATATCTCGGGAGGTTGACCGAGCACGACTGGCGTATGCGAAGTTGACCGAGGACGTACCACGCCAGTGTGTGTTTATGGGCACAACAAACGAGAACCAATTTTTGAATAGCGTTACGGGTAACCGCCGGATATGGCCAGTGGAGGTGTACGATATTGACGTGCCAACGCTTACCAACGACTTACCACAGTTGTATGCCGAGGCCTTGGTCGTTTACAAAAAGCGGTACGCTGGGTTAAAGAATGGGTTGGTGTTGCAATCGGCAGAAGCGATTGAGCAGGCCAAGAAAGCTCAAACTAGCCGCATTGAAGTGGACGAGCTTGAAAGAGTGATCCAAGAGTGGTTAAATAAAGGCGTGAGAGACGGTTTCCAGTTGAGTGATGTTTGGGACGGTTTAGGTCGAGATATAATACACCTAAGCATTAAGGAACAAAAGCGTCTGGAGCGTGCGTTGTTAAAGTTGCAGTATAAACGCAGTGATAATGGGTTTGTGAAAGTTGGAGGTAAAAAATGATTGATGAAACTAGTACAAAGGAAGAAGTGTTGGAAGCGGTGAAGCAAGATGGGTATGCGTTGGAGTATGCTAGTGAAGAACTGAGGGGGGATCGTGAAGTGGTGCTGGCAGCGGTGAAGCAATGGGGGGGCGCGTTGCAGGATGCGAGTTATGAGTTGCGTGGTGATAAAGAAGTTGTAATGGAAGCGGTGAGGGAGAATAGCTTTGCGTTGGAGTTTGCGAGTGAGGAATTACGCAATGACAAAGAGGTGGTGCTGGCAGCGGTTGGTTACAATGGGAATTTGTTGAGGAATGGGCGTGCGTTGAAATATGCGAGTGAGGAATTGAAGAATGATATAGATGTGGTTAGGGCAGCTTTGAGTAAGTCTTGGACCGCAGTTAACTATGCAAGTAGGCAAATACAACGTAACATTATTCAAGATTGGTTAGGAATTAAAGAGGTAAAAAATGATTGATAAGACTAGTACAAAGGCAGAGTGTTGGGCAAATGCGAGTGAGACATTGAAGCGTTATCGTGAGAAGCTACTGGAAGCGGTGAAGCGGGGGGATACGTTTATTAATTTGATTAGGATATTGGAGCATGATCGTGAGATGGTACTGGAAGCGGTGCGAGCGAACGGGTATGCGTTGGTTACTTTGAGTGATGAGTTGCGTGGGGATCGGGAGGTGGTACTGGAAGCGGTGAAGCAGGATGGGAGTGCGTTGCAGTTTGCGAGTTATGAATTAAAAAATGATCGTGAGTTCATCTTAGCAGCGGTTCGACAGAATGCGAGCGCGTTGGGGTGGGTTAGTGAGGAAATGCAAATTGACATGGTGCAAGGGTGGGCTAAGTGTATGGAACAGGAGTTAAAAAATGATTGATATGATAACTTATTGGCAAGTGGGGGTATTTAGTATAGTGTATTGGGGTTCGTTGATGGGGGCCGTGGGGTTTGTTATTGCCGGCCCGGATTTAGACGAAAACGATCGAACCTTAGGCGGAGTATGCTACAACGTTTTAGTACGTCTTTTACTGGCTGCGGTTGCGTTAGTGGTGTGGTATTACGTCTTCACATTTATTTTGTTTTTATTCTTTGAAACATTGGGAGCGTTGTAAGATGAGTGACGATATAAGATCGCATAACATTGGTGCGTCGGACTATTCCAAGTACAAAATACAGCCATGGGATATTTGGCTTGAGTACAATTTAAATCCGTGGGACGCTGATATTGTTAAACGTGTGCTACGCAACAAACCGGGTGAGCGACGACTGGATTATGAGAAGATCATCCATGTGTGCCAAGAGCGTATTCGGCAAATAGATGAAGCTACTCAGATGGGATTTGGGGATGTGTCCATTGCGTTATTGAAACAAGTGTCGGAGGATAAAAAATGCTAACAAAAACAAAACTAATAGAACTTTTACAAACCTGCAAGATTTTTAAACCAGAATTTTTACACGAATCAGATGTAGACCCGAAGTTTTTGTCAGACCCAGAGGTAATGCTACTGGCAATGAAACGCGCCTCAGACAGTATCAGTGAGGCAAGCGAGGAATTGCAGGCTGATAAAGAGTTTATGCTGGAAGCGGTGAAACAGGATGGGCGGGCGTTAGCGTATGCGAGTGAGACATTGAAGGGTGATAAAGAGGTGGTGCTGGAAGCGGTGAAACGGGATGGGATGGCGTTAGCGTATGCGAGTAGGGAATTACTTGATGATAAAGAAGTTGTACTGGCAGCGGTGAGGCAGGATGGGAATGCGTTGCTGTTTGCGAGTGAGGAATTAAAAAACAATCCGTCGGTAGCGTTTGAAGCTATGAAAAATGACGTGTACGCCTGTAGGTACGTCGGCAAAGAGTTAGTCGAGGATATAGTAAGTGTACTAGAGCACTGGGCACAGGGTATGCCTACAGTTTGGGCAGAAGCATTGGAAGAAAATGGCTGGATGAGAGGGTGGGTTCGATAATGATTAAACCAACTTTAACCTATGACCCCTTAACGCAAGAGTATTATTATAAATGCAGTCGAGAAGAGAAGGACATACCAAAACAGTGTCGGATGAAGTGGTCCGCTGGCAACACGGCTTGGAAAACTAAAGACTGGGCATTGGCCATGAGAGCCGCAGAGCTTTCAGGCATTGGTACCGAGATGTTTAGAGATAAACTTTTACAGCCACCAGCTCGACTCACCTTACCAGATTTCTTATACGACTACCAGAAGGAAGGCATCCAAACGATTGTGGCCAATAAAAACTTATTGCTGGCGGACGAGCAGGGCCTAGGTAAAACCGTACAAACCATTGAGGCCTTGCGATACATCGACGTCCGACGCATTTTAGTATTGTGTCCGGCCTCACTAAAGTATATGTGGCAAGAGCAATTCGACCAATGGTCGGATAACTTACTCACCCAAGTAGTGGCCAACGGTAAGTCGGCAATCGTAGCCACGAACAATGTGGTGATTGCTAACTACGATCTGGTATCCAAACGCTATATCTATGAGCAATTGCGGGCATGGTCGCCCGATATGGTGATCTATGATGAAGCGCATTATCTTAAGAACCCCACGTCTAAACGAGCCAAGGCGTCGTTTCTACTAGGGGCTAGAGCCGACCGGCGGCTGATGCTTACGGGTACCCCTATGCTTAATCGGCCGATAGAGCTTTATAGTATTTTAAGATTTTTAAAACGAGAAACGGTTGAGCCATACGACAATTATAAAAAATACGGGTATAAGTTTTGTAACGGTAAAGAGGGCCCGTTTGGTTTTGATGTTAAGGGAGCCAGTTGTACCGACGAATTGAACTACAGACTCAAACGCACCGTGATGCTACGGCGGTTAAAGAAAGATGTACTTACCGACTTACCAAGCAAGACGATGCAGATTATTCCTATGGAGCAAACCAAGGATACCAAAAATATAGTCAAGCAAGAAGGGCTGTTTGATGTGGCCAAGATTTTAGAAAAGCCAGATGCTAACCTTATCGGCGAGATGGCTACTATTCGGCGAGAGCTTGGAGAAGCTAAGCTGCCACAGAGCATCGGCTACATTAAAGATGTGATGGCGAGCGGCGTTGAAAAGGTTGTGGTGTTTGCGTACCACAAAGTAGTATGTGAAGGGTTGTACGAAGCGTTTAAAGACGACGGAGCAGTGCTAGTCTATGGCGGTACAGCGTCAACAGATCGCCAACGCTACGTTGACCGCTTTCAAAAAGACGCAGACACTAAAGTATTTATCGGCCAGATACAAGCTGCCGGCACTGGGCTTACCCTAACCGCAGCCAGTCACGTGGTATTTGTAGAGAACAGCTGGGTGCCCGGAGAGATGGACCAAGCAGTTGACCGGTGCCACCGGATTGGCCAAGAAAATAAAGTAACGGCGCAAGTATTGGTTGTTAAGGATAGCATCGACCATGTTATAATGAGGTCTATGTTTTTTAAAAAGAGAAAGATTAAGGAGGTTTTAAAATGAATGTGTTGAGTTTGTTTGACGGTATGAGTTGTGGCCAAATTGCGCTAGACCGCCTAGGCATAAAAGTAGAAAATTATTATGCCAGCGAGATTGACAAATACGCCATTAAGATTGCTCAGAAAAACTATCCAAACACTATCCAGTTGGGCGATGTTAAAAACGTAAAGGGTGAAGATTTACCAAATATTGATTTACTTCTGGCAGGTTCGCCTTGTCAAGGGTTTAGTTTTGCGGGAAAACAGCTGGCATTTGATGACCCTAGATCGGTATTGTTTTTTGAGTTTATTAGGCTATTAGAAGAGTGTAAACCAAAATACTTTTTGCTCGAAAATGTACGCATGAAGAAAGAGTATCTTGATGTTATTACAGATTTAGTGGGGGTTGCGCCTATCTTAATTAACAGTGCGCTAGTTAGTGCGCAAAATCGTCAACGATATTACTGGACTAACTTGCCTGTTGCTGGCCAACCAGAGGACAAGGGTATTGTGCTTGGAGATATTATCTATGATGACACGTATAAGGTATTTACGGATGAAAGAATAACCAAAACAAAAAAGGCGACAAAAAATTACGTTCAGTGGGATTTGAGTGGCAAAGGTTATGGGTCTCAAGGAGATAGAGCTTACTTCAAAGAAAAAAAGGTAGGTACCTTACCCAAATCAAGTCCCGCTAATAAATCAAATATTGTTTTAGATTATGAAAATGATATTTATAGACGCATGCATCC